CTCAATATCTACATATTGACCAAAAAAACCACTAGTTAAGTAGTGGTCCGATCCGTCAGCATTATTCTGAGGAATCGGAGATACCACACCGGGTGGTATCTTTTCCGTATCCTCTATTGAAAATCCAAATAACCTTGCCATTATTAAAAGTTAACCTTATGTTTTATTTATTAAGCTCCAGCACCAGCCCTTTCAGGATAGTAGTATTGGACCTTAAAGGTAACTCCAAATTCTTGGATAGTGTCACCTGTGTCATAAGATAAGTCTACCGCATCTACTGTTGTAGGCCAAATGTCTACGAACTTATATTGAGCAAGAATAACACTATCAGTAGCAGGACTGTTAGAACCTTGTGCTCCAGCAATATTTCTACCCAATTGATAGACTGTTGCTTGACCCATATAAGATGAAGGATCAGTTAAACCTGATGAATCACCATACTGAGCAATGTTCTGAGCCCATGCTTCAAATGCTCTTCTGTGTCCGAAGTCTTCATCATTAATAACTGTTACGCTCCAGTCATCAACTGTTCTGTCTCCAGCAACTTTCAAAGTACGACCCCTGAATGGGATGTCAATGTTTCCTACATTTGATGCAGGAAGAGATGCTGCTTTACATAAAAACCTGAATCTGTCGCCATCAAACTCACCGCCACCATCTTGCTGTATTCCCAGATCTACATTGTCTGGGAAGTTGACTTGAACCTCAAACAGGTTAGGACGAACACCGCCCCCAACCAGTTTGGATTTGAATTGAGAAATAGTTCTCTGTGGAATTACTGCCATTTTTAAAATCTCCTTTTGTTATTTAGATATGATAAGTTAAACTCGACCTGCTACTTCTTCAAAGCTAACACCAGTTCTGGTGGCAACAAATGTAAGAGTAACATAGTTGATTGACTTGGCAGGCTTCAGGAAGATGTCTGCTCTAAATTCATTATTATCAATCACGTCAGGAGTGTTATTTGTCTCATCACAAATGACTAGGAATCCATATAGACCCCTCTTTGCTTCCACATCTCTTAGATATGGTTCAACAATATTAACAAAGTTTGCTCTTGTAATCTGATCATTGAGTTCGAAGAGTTGTGCTTCTGCTGCTTTCTGTAATGCTTGTTCAATTGTTAGGAATAGTCTCCTTACATTGATTCTGTCAAATGCAGATGCATAACCTAAACCAGTCTTATCTCCAAAGAGTAGAATACCAGTTCCAGGCTGATTAACTATAGAGTTAATTCTTAGTGGATAAAGTTGGTCTCTTTGTGCTTTATCTGGGTTGTAAGCAAGTTTAATTGCATTATTCAGGATTCCTCTTTGCTGTCCAGCAGGTGAGAACCAAGGATAAGCATTAACACTTGTTCTTACGCATAATCCAGCAACGTCTCCATTAGTTGGTATCCAACGGAAAGCATTATTGAATCTATCATATGTGTACTTATATCCACTATCAAATATTGCATAAGATGAAGATGGTAGTGAACTATAGAACTTAATTACATTATCAGTTTGTGTATCAGTATTTGTTAAATCTACAACGTCTGTCCTATGTGGAGATATAGTTGCTATACAATCTTTTCTTTGACCTGCAATAGCAATCAAACGACCTGCTTTTGCTTGAGATTGTGCTTTATCACTAAGACCAGGACCCATTAACAAGTAATCAACTCCAATCTCATCCTTATTCTTGAATAAGTTGTAAGATGTAATTAGATTACCAAGGGTTGCTTCATAACCACCAGTGGCAGAATAATCTGCTCCAGCAGTCAATGTGTAAGTATCATTTCCTATAGCACTGAAAGTGATTCCCTGTGCATTTCTATCCCAAAGTCCATTAGCAGATGTGATAGCAGTATATCCAGAACTAAAGTCTGTTTGTGCTACAAATCCATCTGAACCATCTGAAGGATTATCTCCAGCATAAACATATTCAGATAAAAGTGCTAAGTAATCCTTATAGTATATCTTCTGTGGTGCATTAGATGAAGAAACTGCATCTTTTGCCTTGGAAAGATTTAAACTCTTTTCAAGAACATTACCCTGTATACCTGTTACATCTCCAAGATCATCTACAACTACTACATGAATACCATCATTCTTAGATGATCTATCTGCAGCCCACTGTGTAGTATCTGGTCTAGGTGAAATAGATTTCCAATATACTGTTGAGTTTGTCAGTCCAAGTGTTTGTTGATCATACCAGTCTTTAACATAGTTTGAACCACTTGTTGTTGTAGTAGCTATACCAACAGCACTAGCATTTATAACACTAACTTCATTTCCCTGAACAAATGATCTTGCTTGATCACCTTGAGCATAAGTTATATTAGTTGAGACTCCAGCAGTAGTAACCCTTTGAGTTATCTTAACATCAATTGTTGATGCTCCAATACCGGTAATAATACCTTTAAGATGTCCAGTAAAGTTTGAAGTATCACCTGAACCAGCAACTACTTGATTGGTAAGTGAAGTTGAAACACCAAATCCAACTGTAACACCAGTAGTAGCTCCTATTGCAATTGTTTGATCTGCTTTGTTATCAATAACACAAACTTTAAGATTGTTTGCCCAAGTACCAGGAGTTTTAGCAGCATAACCATATGTCTGACCTACGCCAGCATAGTTTGCCACATAGTCATCATAACTCTTTATTTTAAGGTCTGTAACCTGAGTAATATGTGATCTACTGCCATTAGCATTGACTAAATCACTATCATCAGTTCTTACTACTTTTAGAACTCCTCCATAAGATAAGAAAGAAGATGCAGTCATCCAATACTGATATTGTGCATCAGTACCAATTGGTTTTCCAAATGTTTGAATTAATTGATTTTCTGTAGTAATATCAGTAGGTTCATCGATAGGTCCTATTTCAAAAGGACCAGCGATTGCGCCGATATTATCTAATACATTTTCTGCTCTCCCTACAGTTAAATCAACCTCCCGGGTCAATACACCAGGAGATAATTGAGGAGTCGCCATGTTGTCTGTCTCCGAGTCTCAGTTTACCTAAAAATATTTATTGTTTTCGATGTTTTCATTGGGGAAACAATGCATGAACATTACCAGTCTGGGTAATTCCAATCTGTATGAGGTTCTTGTTTCTTCCTATTTTCTATAATTCTTCTTACTGTACATACCTTACATTCATAAGAATATGATGATGCTAAGGTTCCTCTTTGCTTGCGAGTTAAATAAAATCCATCTATTAGATTTTTAGTTTCACCACATACTCTACACTCTCTATCAGAAAGTAAAAGATGTCCTAATCTTATCTGCTTATCTATTTCCACTAGGATAGATATTCCCACATATGAGTAAGATCTCCATACTCATCAGCAACAAAATCACCTGGTCTACCCTCTAATCTATCTAAACCTAAAGAACCATTATCCATTGTTTTCCAAACATCTCCCTCTGCATCTACAAAAGTATCATCTTCATTACCATCCATAATAAATCCAAATGGAGCCATATCTTGCTCTATTTGATTCCTTTGCTCCTCATATAATCTTTTTCTAACATCTTGGTCAGTAAGTTCTTTAAAGTAATCCTGTGCTACTAACCATGCATATATGACTAAACACATTGCTAAGTCATCATTACATCCTTCTTCTGCCTCAAAAGAATTGTGTTTCTGAATAAAGGTAGTTAATTCACTGAGAATCTCATAGTCATTAAAGATAAGTTTATCTTCTTCTACAAGTGTCTTTAAGTTAAGAGAACCAACCTTTTTAACAGTCTTGGACATCTTAACTCCAAGTTGTGTCTTTTTACCAGAGAATCCCTGACCTACAACTTGACCTGCTCTACCCCTCATGGAGCACATTAATAGATTTTCATATTCTAAATCATAGTTAATAATAGCAGCAACTTGATCTCCTACATCATTTACCTCACATAAAATGAATCCATTATTATAACTCTTTGCTACTTCCCATATAACATTGGGGAATAACATAGGCTTGATTTCATTATTTCTATACTTTGCTACTACTCTATGAGGAAACTCTGTAATATCAATAATAACAAAAGCAGAATAATCTCCTCCTACTCCTCTTGCTACGTCTACAGTAAGAACATAATCATGGTCTTTCTGAGCATCTTCATATACATCTAATCCAGCACTTCTCTTCTTAGGATTATCATATACTAATGCTCTTAACTTACTTGGAGCAATAAGAGTATCAACAGACCCTAAGAATTCACATTCAAACTCAACTTTAAACTGTGCTTCTGAAGTGTTAGCAATAGTGGATTTTTTCCACTTCTCATCCCTACCAGGAACTTCACTCCAGTGAACGTCCGTATGAATATACTCATTCTTTCCTCGTTCAGCATCATGCCACAACCTATAGAAGTGGTTCATACCATGAGGCGTAGATACTATTATAACTTTAGTGCTCTTACCTGAGGTAATAGTAGGATAAACTGAACTAAAGAATGAATCAGCAATATGGTTAGGAACAAAAGCAAATTCATCCAAGAATAGGATGTTAAAGGACATACCCCTAACAGCAGATGCAGATGTAGAAGCAGCAAGAATCTTAGAACCATTCTCTAGTTCTAAACTTCCCCTATTCCATGCTATGATTCCCTGTTGCATCCACTTAGGAAGATTCTCATAAGCAGTCTGTAATCTACCTAGCAGTTCTCTAGCAGTGGCTGCTTTGTTAGCTAGTATACCGACATTTACACTATCATTAAAAACAACATAATGTAAAAGATAAGCGACACAAGTAGTAGACTTACCTGTCTGTCTAGGCATCTTACATATATTAAATCTATTCTCATGGAAGTTTTTAATTAACTTCTTCTGGAAATGATAAGGTTTAAAAGGTGTCAGACCTTCATCTAAACTAACAATCTTTACGTATTTTTCTGAGAAATAGA